ATAATAAAGGCTTTGCAAACTGAGTTAATCGGGCAAGGTCATAAAGCTACTGGTGAGTTAATTAGCACGATGGAGGGTAGGACTATGCAACTACCTGACAGCGTAGTTATTGAGATACTAATGCAAGATTATAGCAAGTATGTTAATGATGGTAGAAAAGCTGGAGCAAAGAAAGTACCTATAAGCGTTTTAGTAGATTGGATAGAGCGTAAAGGTATAGCGAGTGGTGATAAAGAAGTAAAGAATATGGCTTTTGCTATTCAGATGAGCATATTTAAAGAGGGCTCACCAACTCAAGGCAGTTTTAAGTTTAGTAATAACGGTCGTAGGGCTGGTTTTATAGACTTTGTAATACTTACTGAGATTAACCCAATAGTAGAGGCTTTAGGTAGAGAAGTGTTTAGAAACGTAGATAATATAGTAACTGATATAGTTCAAGACTATAATAAAGATAATAAGTAATGGCATTAACAGAAATAACAGCACCAACATCACCAGCACTATCCTATAGTCCTGTGGTGTTTCAATTAGATAGTAATAATGCTGATATAGTACACCTAATAATTGAAACCGTAGTTTCTTATGATGGTGGTACTGTGTTTTTAAGAAAGTCAGCAACTAGCGTACAACCTAACTTAGGTACTACTAATGAATTTACTTTTGATATATCGGATGTGTTAAGTGTTAATATTGACTTTTTATTAAAAACATTAGGAGGTAGTACGGTTACAAAAACTGAGGATAGTATTATTTTTAAGATAAAAGCATACGAGGTAACACAAAACCCAACAACAGGACTACTTGAAACTAATTACGATCCAGCGGATGCAAACAATACTAATTTTAATTACCAAAGTTCTACTTTTACTGGTTTTAATTGGAGTGAGAGCCATTTTGATCTTAATAGCTTTAGTGTATCTGATTACTCAATGGTATCAGATGATAAACTATTTCTTACTGAGGGTACTAATCCAAAAACTATAGAGCTTAATCAAAATGAATTCTTAGGTATGGCTTATGCTGTATCTACAGGAGGGGTAAAGAATTACAAAATACAAGTATTAACGTACAATAGTGCTAACGCTTTATTAAACACTGATTTAATAAATGTAACTCAATGGAATGAGTTTAATGTAAGTTCTTTAGTAGAGCCGTATTTAGATGCTCCTGTAGGTACTCAAAACCTTATTAACGCTGGTATTAGTTTAACTAATGTTGCTTATTATACAGTTAGGCTAATTAATGATGATGGTAATAAGTCAGAGTTAAGAAGATATAATATAGTTGATGGATGCTCTACAGATTTAAGAGTCCATTTCGTTAATAAGTTTGGTAAACAAGATAGCATAACTTTAAAAGGTAATCAGATTGAGGGCTATACAAACAAGTCTACTAGGTATCAAAAAGCTTTAAGCAGTACTTATAGTTCTAGTGATTATGGTAGTGCTATTGTAAGAAATACAAAGGTTAAAAACTTTACAGCTTATTCTAAATCAATTGGAAGAGATACCCTAGCTTTTGCTCAAAGTATGTTAACTAATAACATGGCTTGGATTGAGGTAGGCGGTAGTTACTTTAGTATTATTATTGATGATGGTAGCGGTGTAAAAGTTAACGAGAATAATATGCCTATACAGTTTATTTTAAATTTTAGTTTAGCTAATAACGAAAGAGGTTTAAGAGGATGAATGACGTAGTAATTAGAATATTAGATACTAGCAATAATGTACTAGGTGATTTAGATTTAACTAACTTTACTGATTTCCCATTAGTATTAACTAAGGGTATTGTAAACCTAGATAATTTAAAAGCTCGTACTGGTACTTATTCAAAAACTTTTAAAGTACCTAACACTAAGAACAATTCTAAGCTACTTTCTAATGTAGATGATATAAACAGCCGAAAAGATTATAGAGATGCCTTAAACCGTAAACAATGCGTTATTATAGCAAATGGTACTCAAATAGATAAAGGCTTTATTCAAATTAGTAAAGTTTTAGAGGGTTTTGAGTTAAATAGTTATGAATTAGTATTTTTTGGTAATAACATTGATTGGGTTAAGGGTGCTAGTGAATTAAAGTTAAACAGTTTAACATATAGAAATAACGCTCAAATTTATAATATTGATGGTATAAATGATGCTAACTTTTCTACTGTATCCACATACGATCACTCATACCCATATATTAGTAGAGGTGGTAATGAGGATAATAACAATTCTCAAGTAAGAGATTTCTTTCCATGTTTTTATATTAAATCTCTTTTAGATACTGGTTTAAATAGTTTAGGTTGGAATGTGGATAGTACTTTTTTAAATACTGCCGACATTAAAACATTAACAGCCGATATTAACGGGGATATGAGCGTTAATAAAGATATAATAGACCAATCTAAAACAAGAGCGTCTTTGACATCTCCAGTATCTACAACAGGGTTAAATAGATTAGTTTTTACTGATGATTCTACACCACCTAATAATGATGTAAATGATAACTATGATGTAAACCCGGGTGCTGGATTTGGTTTTTATACTGTTCCTACTACAGGTAGATATAACTTTAAAGTAACATTAAATACTAATATATTTAGTGCTAGTAGAGTAAATGCATTTATAGAGGTAATAATAGCTCAGCAGTTTGGTCCTACAATAGGTGTTAAAGGTAGGCAAACTAGGACTATTGACCCTAGAACAAATAATCAAGTAACTTATGAAATATCAGTACCATGTACAGCTGGACAAACTATATCTATATGGGCTGAATGGGTTAGATTTGGTAGTGAAACTTTTAGTTATCAAGTTGGCTCTTTTTTTGAGGTGCAAAGAAGTGCTGAATTAACAGAGGGTGATAGCTTTTCGTTAAATGAAATTATACCTAGTAATATTAAATTAATAGATGTTATTAATGACTTTACTAGGATGTTTAATGTTTATTATTGGACTGATGTAAAGACTAGAACTATATACTTTGAGCCTAGAGATACTTTTTTTGAAAGTAAAGTAAGTTCAATAGATTGGAGCAGTAAACTAGATATTAGTAATAAGTATGAAATAGACTATGTAAGTAGCTATAAAAGAAATATAACCTTTAGTTATAAAGATTTAAGTAATGATGAATGGTTAAAAGGATGGGAGGCTTCTAATAGAAGAACATACGCTAAATATAACCATGTTTTACCTGATAGATTTGCAGAGGGTACAACAGAAATAAAGCTAGGTTTATTTTCTGCATCTTATGGTCACATAGCATCAGAGGTAACTCCGTTAAATGGATCTTCTTATAACGCTAATATCTCACCAACTACTTTAAAATATTGGAATGAGTATTTAACAAATGATAATATACCTAATCAAAGAATAGATAGTTATAATGCTAGAATTTTCTTTTTTAAACATAATCAACAGTCATCTCCTGATGGTACAACTAGGTTATTTAGAAAAAATCAACTTACTAGTAATTTTACTCCTTATGGAATATTTGAAGATTATAATAATACAGCATCACCACAAAATTTAAGCTTTACGGGTGATGATGGTTTATTTAATACTTATTACTCTAATATGCTTAAAAACATTGAAGAGGGCGGTAGGTTAATAGCTTATTTTAATCTTAATAGCTCAGATATAGACAATTTAGACTTTAGAAAGTTAGTCTATATTGATCGACCTAGTAAGGTTAGCGGTTACTATTTAATTGAGCAAGTAATAGACTTTAACCCTTTAACTGATGGATTAACAAAAGTTAGTTTATTCAAATTTGAGAATTTAGGCAGTGTACCAATAGATACTACTCAGCAAGGAAATAATGATAGCGGAACAGATGATAGCAACGAACCAACACCACTACAACCAATATACGTAGAGGATGGTAATAATTTAATAGAGGTTTATATAGAAAACCTAGTAACAGGAGGAATAGAACCAGTTTATAGATAAGTCATGGCAGATAAGGTAGTAGCAATAAAAATAGATGTACAAGGTACAGCAGATCAAAAAAAGAAATTAGAGGGTTTAGAAAAGACTTTAAATACTTTAACTAAAGCCCGTAAAAGAGTTAACGACCAATTAAAAAACGGCAAGATAACTCGTGATCAATACGCTAAAAGTATAGCTCAAATTAACTTAAAACTTAAAGGAACTAGAACAGAACTTTTAAAGACTAGGCAGCAGATGCTAGGACTTGATAGTTTTACTAAAAAACTAGGAAAGAGCTTTAGTAAATTAGGTACTACTGTAGGTGCTGCTGTAGTAGGTTTGTTTGCAATTCAAAAACTAGGTCAATTAGTTACTAACTCTATTAAGATATTTGCAGACTTTGAGCAAGGTAATGCTAATTTAGCCTCAATATTAGGCACTACATCTGATAAGATAGTAGCTTTAACTAATGATGCTAAAAGGTTAGGTGCTGAAACTTCTTTTAGTGCTACTGA